GTCTGCTATGAGTGGCCAAAGTGAGAAGATTGCTAAGAACTATGATCGTATGGGAAATACCTTGTTACGTGTGAATAATCCACTTCTTACAGTTACATCAGGTTTATCACGATTGGCAAGGGAAAGTAGTGCTGCTTCTCTAGCTCTTCAAATGCTTGGTCCTAACGCCAGTATGAAAGAGCTTCAAGATATGATTGGCATGATCACCCAAGGTGTTATGCGTATGCAGTCTGTAGCAATGGTTACATCTGTTGCATGGGCTGGATTTACAGCTATTTTAGCGAATGCAGCAAAGGGTCCTGACGTCGAAGAGAACTTAGCTTCTCAAGCCAAAGCTTGGGCAGACTACCGAGACGCTGTAAAGAGTCGAACACAGGAAATTGTAGATACCTGGGGACTTTTCGAGAAGGTTCAGTTAGAAAAGACCAGTCCGCAAAAGCTATTATCTAACCTTCAAGGTCAAGTTAAGGTTATGCAAGATTGGTCTAAAAACCTTAACTCTCTTGCTAGCAAAGGAGTAGATGAAGGCTTTATTGCTAGTCTACGTAAGATGGGTCCAGAAGCAACTTCACAGATTGCTGCCTTAAACCAAATGTCTCAACTTCAGCTAAATAAATACGTGGATTTGTGGAGACAGAAGCACCAACTAGCAAGACAAGCAGCTACTACTGAACTAGAAAAGTTAAAACAGGAAACGCAATTAAAGGTCAAAGGGTTACAGGACTCTTTAACTCCTCTTGGGGTATCTCTATATAATTTCAAAAATACCTGGGCTAGTGCAGTTGCACCTTTCGTAGCATTTTGGGGAACAATAGCCGCCAAAATTGTGGATGTGGGTACTATGATTGGTGGATTCATTAATAAATTAAATGAAGTTAACCCATGGATCACTAAGCTTGCTGGTATGTTTCTATACTTAGTTGCTACATTTGCTCTTATTTTAACACCTTTGGCAGCAGGTATAGGATATATTATGGGCTTAAAAGCAGCGTTTGCAGCAGCATGGGTATTTATTGGTCCATTAGTGGAAGGTCTAGCTGCTATGATGGGTACTGTAGTGCTAGTTTCCGCAGCCGTTATCGCCTTTGGTGCAGCGCTTTACTTATTATGGACACGTTCTGAAACATTCAGAAATGCGGTTATCAGTGGATGGACTGCCATAAAAAACAAGGCACTTGAAGTTTGGGGATTCTTGTCTCCTTACATTAATCAAGCCATGTCTGCTGTGACTACATTCGTCCACGCAAAGCTAGTTCAATTGCAAGCTTTCTGGGATAACAACGGTCAGCAAATCCTACAGGCTACTCGAAATGTCTTTGGATTTATTTCTTCTATTATCCAGGGAGCCCTAACCGTAATAGGCGCTGTTTTTCGTGCCGTTTTCCCAGTCTTGGTTATCTTAGTCCAATCAGTATGGGGGAATATAAAAGGCATCATTTCCGGAGCGCTAAATGTCATTATGGGACTAGTCAAGGTCTTTTCAGGATTGTTTACTGGCGATTTCCGAAAAATGTGGGAGGGCTTGAAGCAGATATTTGTTGGAGCCATTCAGGTAGTCTGGAACTATGTCAATCTAATGATGTTTGGTCGTATCTTAAGTGCAGGTAAGCTTTTCTTTTCCGGTTTCCGTAGCGTATTTGTTAGTTTGTGGCAAGGTTTAGTTGCACTCTTTAAAGCCAGTGTTACAAATATGAAAAATACGGTCCAATATGGATTTACGGCTATGAAGTTGCTTGGTCAAAATATTATGACCGGGTTAAAAAATGCGGTAGTTGGCATTTGGACTTCTCTGTATGGTGGGATCAAGGGAATGCTTGGCCGAATAGGTTCATCCATAAAGTCAGCCTGGACTACAGCGCGTTCTGAGACAAAGCAACTTTTCGGTATGATCCGTGACGATGTGTCTAATACCTTTGGGAAAATCGTACAAGGTGCTAGAGAATTGCCTGGCAAAATAGGTGCCGGAATTAAGGGTATGGCCGGTAAAGTCACTGGTGGAATCGAGGCTCTTACTTCCAAAGTATTTGGCGGATTTAAGAAAATGATCAATGGTGCTACTGGTGGTCTAAACTGGATTATGAAGAAAATAGGTGCAGACTTTTATATAGATCCTTGGGTGCCTAAATATGCAACTGGTACAGGATATCACCCTGGTGGACCCGCAATTCTTGGCGATGGTGGAATGAAAGAGTTATATGTCACTCCTAATGGAAATATGGGAATGTCCCCAGCAACTGATACGTTATTGAACTTACCTCAAGGTACTAAAGTTTTTTCTGGTCCTCAAACTCAACAGTTAATGCAATCTGGTATGATACCGGCTTATGATAAAGGGAACTTAGGTAGTTCCTTTAAAAGTGTAGCCTCCGGTCTTTGGGAAGGAACGAAAAATGTAGCTGGAGCTGCAAAAGATAAAGTGGTGGAAGGTGCTGGAAAAGTTAAAAATTTATCCCTTGATGTTTGGTCATATGTTTCAGAGCCATCTAAGCTACTTAAAAAGGTATTTGCTAGCTTTGTCCCTAAACCACCTGCCATCAGTGAAGTATTTAATAAAGTCCTTCCTGCTTCTTTAACAAAGATTAAAGATAATGCTTTAGGTTTTATTAAGAAGAAAATGGAAGCTTTCTCATTCATGGGAGATGGTGGTCCAGCTCCTAATATTAAAGGTGGGGCTGCTGCGTGGCGTCCTATGATATTAAAAGCCGCAGCCGCGATGAAGGAAGCTATAACTCCTGCTCAAGTAAATGGTATTATTGCTCAGATTCAGCGTGAATCAGGTGGTAATCAAAAGATTGTTCAATCGGCTGCTGTATGGGATGTGAATACGGCTGCTGGAAATCCTGCTCGCGGATTACTCCAATATATCCCGCAAACGTTCAATGCCTACAAGGTTAAGGGGCACGGGAATATTTACAGTGGTTACGATCAGCTATTAGCATTCTTCAACAATAAAACTTGGAGAAGAGACCTACCATATGGTCGTCGTGGATGGGGGCCTCGTGGTGGACGTAAGTATAAAAACGGAACGGACTCTCATATCGGTGGAGATGCCATACTCGGTGATGGTGGATTAAATGAGCCCTTCCTACTTCCTACCGGACAAATGGGACTTAGTCCAAATCGAGCTACTTTATTCCCTAACCTACCTACTGGAACTAGAGTATGGCCTAGTATTTTAGATTTCTTTAAGAAAACAACTAGTAAAGTATCTAGTAATCTAGGAGAAAGTTCTGATTCTGTTGCTCCTTCTTTTGCTGTTGGAGATACAGGTTCTAAACAGATTAACATCGAGTTTAAGCCTGTTATTACTGTTACTGGTGGCAGCAAAGAAGGCGAAAAGAGTGTAAGAGAACAAATTGATGAAGCATTAGCAGAACAGTACAAGAAGTTCCAAGAGATTCTTATTAATTCAGGCTTAGTATAGGAGGGTGAAAATGGCACGTTTAGGAAATATCAAATTATTAATTGAAAAAGAAGATGATTCTGCTTCAGTTGATGCTACTTCGTACCCAGTAGAACAAGGTATCCCTATGACAGATCATGTTGAACAAAAGCCGGATGAGTTTTCACTCTCCGGCGTTTTAAATGGAGATTCTTATGAATCTGATTACGAATACCTTAAGAAATGTATGAAAAACGGTACGATTCTAACCTATACCGGTCGTAATATTGCTAAAAACGTTATTATTTTGGACATAAGTGGTTCAGTAGATTCAAATAATGCTAATGGTAAAGATATCTCCATTAAATTACGACAAATTAGAATTGCCTCTACACCGTGGGTGAAAGTAAAAAACAGTGGTAAGAAAAAGCCTGTGAGTAGTAAACCTACAGGTGCTGTTTATCATGTCACTAAAAAAGGAGATACCTACTGGGATATGTGGCAGAAATACAGTACGAGTATTGCGCAACTAAGGAAATGGAATGGCTATAAAGATAGAAGAATTCCCATTGGTGTCAAACTAAGAGTGAAATAGATTGAGGTGATGTTATGCGTGATTACATTCCCATTAATAAAAATAGTTTACCTGAACGATTTGAAATAGAGCTTGCTACAGATACATTTGTGATGGAGGTTAATTACAATCAAACATGCGATTTTTTTACAGTGGATTTGTATAGTGTAGATAATGAGGCCATTATTTTAGGTGAAAAGCTTGTATTAAATGTACCACTTTGGCATGATTCTGTTGATCGACGACTGCCAGCCCCGTCATTAGTGGTTTTAGATGAATCTGATCAAACTAAGCGCATTACCTTTGATAATTTTATGGTGACAACATTTTTATTTATTGACGACATTGCACCTGATGAAGGTTTAAGTGAGGTAAGTATATGAGTAATGAATTGTTTGGAAGAGTGATTAAGGTCCATATAGAAGGGGACTACAAAGCTGATTTTTCTAGCGATAATTTTCACATTGAGTTTGAAGTTCCTTTTGATGATGATTCGACACCTAATGAGATTACGGTTAAGCTGTATAATCTCTCCAGCACTTCTATTAATCATATAAAGAAGGGAAATACCTTGATACTGCAAGCAGGCTACAAATCAGACTATGGTATTCTTTCACAAGGAAAAATATCAAGAGTTCTGACTAGTCAAGATGGTGTAGATAAAATCACAGCTATCTATATGACAGAAGGACAAGATTACTCAGGTGTAAAAGTGACAGCTTCTACAAGTACAGACAAAAAATCATTAAAGGTTGCATTTGGTAAAAATACGAAGGCAGATACTGTCATTCGCAAGTTAGTGGGTGCATTAGGTATACGTCTTGGAGAAATGAAATTGCCTAAGGATCCAACTTATAAAAGTGGATATACAGTGACAGGAAACATATTAAATAACCTTTTAGAAGTTGTAAAAGATTGTGGCGCAGCTCTTTATTATCGAAGAGGTACATTGGTTATTCGTTCAATTAAAGAAGCTACAGACGAGCGCTTTAATTTAGAAGAGGCAACTGGACTATTAGGTTCCCCAGACCCTTTTGAAGAAGATAATTTAAAAGGATACACAGTTAATTGTTTG